TGGAGCTGATTTACAAGATCTTGCTTTTAACGGAGATACTGCATCAACTGATGAATTCTTGAAACAAAAAGATGGATTCATTAAAAAAGCACAAGCAGGAGCAGTTGTTAAACTTACACCAACTGCACTTCCAACAATCGAAACACTTACGACTGATGTTGTTGGAGGATTTGAAAGCAAATATATCAACTCTAACTTCAAGTGGTTTATGTCATTGAAAACTTCAACTCACTATGTTGCTGAAATTCAAAGTCGTGCAACTAATCTTGGAGATGTAGCAATTGTTAATGGACAACTTACAAACATTGCAGGATTTGCTGTTGAAGTAGTTGAAAACTTCCCTGATGGTGTTATCCTCTTCTCTCCATTTGAAAACTTAACTCCAGTTCTTGGTTATGAAGTTACAATGCAGACAGCTGCAGCAGATTCAACTTCTGTCGCTAAACAAGCAACTTATCATTTTGTTTTGACATCAGCTGACTTCGTAATCCGTGAACTTAAAATGGTTGGTGTTGTTACGGTGACACCCTAATGTTCCCCAAGAACCAACTGGGGTAACGTTGGATAAGACAACAATAAGTTTAGTTGTTGGAGGTACTGAAACTTTGAAAGCTACTGTACTACCAGTAGATGCTTATGATAAAACAGTAACCTTTACTTCTAGTGACCCTACAATTGCTACTATCACTCCTAAACAAGGTAGTGTGGTAGGTAAAGCTGCAGGCACAACAAAAATTACTGGAACAACAGTTAATGGATTAACCGTTACATGCGATGTTACAGTAACTGCTGAATAATTCTGATAAAAGGAGTGGTTTGTACCACTCTTTTTTTAGAAAGGAGGTCAAATGGAATATGTAGATAAAACTTATTATGATGAAACTTATAAAGGAGAACCACTAACAGATGATGAGTTTTCAAAATTTAATAAACGTTCACAGGATATCATTGATTCTTTGACAAATTATCAAATACTTCAAATTGGATTTGATAATTTAAAAACCAATGTTCAAGAACTTATTAAAAAAGCTGTTTGCGCTCAAATTGAATACTTCAAAGTTGAAGGTATTGAATCAAATATAAATGGCGTTAGTTCATCATCTCAAAGCGTTTCTATTTCTGGGTTTAGTTATTCTTCAAGCCAGCCTTCTTCAAGTAAGCAAACAAACAGAGTATCTCCAAGTACATTAATGTATCTGGAAGGAACGGGTCTTTTACTCAAAAAGGAGGTAAAAATAAGTGTTATTTGAACCAATCCCGAAAAGACTACTGATTCATGAAGTAACCTACACAGAACCGTCAAACGTTGGTGATGGTTCTATGGGAGGTGGCTCTAAGCCTAAAAGCACAGTAATTAAGAATGTACGATTTACTCCAACTCGAAAGAAAGTGACTAAATCAGATAATACAGAAGCATATACAAATGGCATTCTGTTTATTGATTCAGTAAACTCTAGTCCTTTCATTGATATTAATGAGGGAGGAAAAATAACTTTTAAAAATAAGAAGTTGAATATTATAGGTTGTCTTGAATCTTATACTGACCAAGAAACCCCTCATCATTTGGAGGTACAATTACAATGAGTGTTAAATTTAAAGGAAATTTTAGCAGAGTTGACAGTGCAATTAAAAAGGCACTCAATCCAGCAAGTGTAGAGTTTGCTAAAAAAGCCAATAAGTATGTCAAAAAAGATACTGGAGCAACTGAATCAAGCGTTTGGAGCGCTAGTAATTTTGATAAAGGGCAAGTAATCTGGGATACAGATTATGCTGCTAATGCTTATTATACTGGTACCCCATCAAGAGAACATAATCCAGATGCCGAGCAAAGATGGGGAGAAGTTGCAAAGACAAGAGATATGCAAGATATTATAAGAGTTGCTCAAAATGCTATTAAGGAGAATCTTTGATGGATATATTTTCAGTTCTCTCTAGTCGATTGCGAACTTTACAACTAGAAACGCCACGATTAACCGATAGCGGCCGCCAAATTATCCAAGAGGATAATCCTCCACAAGATAATGAGTGTGACATATCGCTTCAATCTGTGGCGTCTGGGCAAGGAATAAAAGACCTTTCTCTTAGTAGGGAAATGTCTTTTTTAGTCCAAGTCACAATAAAAAATACTGACCAATTGCAGGCTTACAACGATGCGTGGAAGATAGCCAATGATTTTGATAGATTACCTCGTTATGAAAATAGCGAACTGGTAACTCTTGAATCAGAAGATGGTTCTTTTTTCTTTGATTCTAGTTCAGTTTATACTCAACCAAGAAATCTTGGAAAGCAAGAACATGACGCCTATCTTTATGTTTTAACGCTTGCATTAAATATTAGAAAATAAGGAGAAAAACAAATGACTTATACAGGATTTGCTTTAAATTACCTCAATAAGTACGAAATTGGAGCAGCAGGAGCTGTTGACCCTGTCACAGGTAAAGTAACAGCACCTACTCAACTTTATGAACTAGCAGAAGGCATTCAATCTGTCGATTTAAAAAATGATGAAGATTCATCGGATTATTCTTACTATGCTGATAAAGGCGGTAAGCAAACGAATATTTCATCTGTTTCGACTAGCTATGCATTTAAAGGTCACCGTCGATATGCTGATAGTGATGCACAATCGTTTATTCGCGAACGACTTGCTAAAACAGGTCAAGACCGTGTTGTTTATTTCAAACATACAGAACCAGATGGACGAATTCTTTCTGGTAATGCCACACTTTCAGGAATCGTTCATGGTGGTGGGGATGCCGGTGAGCGCGGTAACTTTGAAGCAACTGTCACTTTCAATGGATTGCCAGATGATTCAAAAGCAACATCGGGTGAGTAATACATACATAAAGCTAGAGGGGGTTCCTTCTAGCTTTTATTTTTTAAGGAGAAAAAATGGCAAAAAAACAAAATGAAATCGTAGTTGAACTCAAGAAAAACGTCATCCCGACTCGTGTTTTTGGAATTAAATTTGAAATTAAAATGGGAACTCGATATTTAAAAAAATATACAGAAGAGCTTCCTAAAATTAATGAGCAAATTGAGAGCAAGCGAAAAGAAGTCAAGATTTTAGAGGGTAAAAATGACCTTAAAGCATTATTTGAATTACTTGAGTTCATTAAATCAAAAATTCAAGAATATACAGATTTAATTTTGGGTGATGGTGCTTTTGAAAAACTCTATGATGTTGCAGATGAAGATTTATTTGTAGTTGAAGAAGGAATGAGTCAAGTAACAGAGCAGTTCCAATTAATTCAAACAAAATCTAAAGCTCAATCATTTATTGACGGTAAAAAACGTTAAGACAGGAGGCTTTACATGGTACTTTCTCTTTCATGGAGTCAGCCAGATGTAATTGAAGCCAAAACTGCTGATTATGAAGTTGTAATGGATTTTTCACGAGTTCTGAGGTTATTTGAGCTTTATAAGCAAGATGATATCGATGTATCTGAAAAACTGTTCATTACCATTGAAATGTTCTTTTTAACGACTATTAATGAGATACCAGAGGAAGACTTTCAGCTAATACTTGAAGGATTAACACAAAAGATAATTGGTGATAATTCTAGGGAAGAAACAGTTGATAGAGATATGAAAGGCAATATCCTCGAAGAAGAAAAGAAATTTTATGACTTTGAGGAAGATGCTGATTATATCTTTGCTTCATTTATGCAAGATTATGGAATTGATTTAATAAAAGAGCGTGAGAAATCCAATTATTACTGGAATAAAGTTCAGTCTGGAAAGATGTCGCTCGAAAAATTTAGAAATCATACCATGAGTTGGGATAAGTTTAACGCTCTCTTAACTGGGTTATCAGAAACTTCTAAGTTTAGGCGAGTGATTGAAATTCGGCAAATGGAAATTCCTGAAAATGCTACTGAAAAAGAGCGTAAAGAAATCAAAAAAGCTAAAAGTGCAGTTGCTCTGAAATCAGACCGCGAAAAAATTGAATTCGAAATGATGGATTTGAAAGAGCAACGGGAGTTCATGAGAAGAAAGGAGGAAGAATTAAATGGCCAATGATGGAGCAGTAGTAATTGACGTCTTGTTAGATAGTGCAAAGGCAATGACTGAATATAATAAGTTAGGTTCAGTTATGTCTGACACAGGTGGCAAAATAGGCAGTGCCTTAAAAGCAGGAACCGCTGCAGCAATTGCTGGAACAGCCGCAGTTGGTGTTGCAGCTGTTGGAATTGGTAAGCAAGTTCTTGCCTCCTATGCAGATTATGAACAATTAGTAGGTGGTGTTGATACTCTTTTTGGCAATGCTTCTAAGACAGTACAAGGATTTGCTGATAATGCATATAAAACAGCAGGGCTGTCAGCTAATGCCTACATGGAAACTGTAACAGGTTTTTCAGCATCTATGGTTGCATCTCTTAAAGGAGATACTGCAAAGGCTGCTGATTACTCTAATCAAGCAGTTGTCGATATGGCAGATAATGCCAATAAAATGGGTTCAAATATTCGAGATATCCAAAATGCTTATCAAGGTTTTGCAAAACAAAACTATACCATGTTGGATAACTTAAAGCTTGGATATGGTGGTACTCAAGAAGAAATGAAGCGCCTCTTATCAGACGCTGAAAAATTCTCTGGACAGAAGTATGATATTTCTAGTTTTGCTGATGTAACCCAAGCTATTCACGTTGTACAAACGCAAATGGGCATTACGGGAACGACAGCAAAAGAAGCGGCTTCAACTATCAGTGGTTCAATTGATAGTACAAAAGCGGCTTATGAAAATCTGATTACTGGTCTGGGTAGTAGCAACGCTAATATCAAACAATTAGTCGATAACTTAATGGGTTCTTTGACTAATGTTATTAACAATATTACTCCTATTATCGGAAATTTGATAACTGCATTGCCTCCTGTTATTACTGGTTTATTGGGGGCAATCGCTAAACTTTTGCCAACTGTATTCTCTACAGTTTCATCGCTTTTTGGAACTTTGCTGACTACAATTGTTAGCCTTTTGCCAACGGTTATTCCTTCTTTTACAGCAGGAATAATTTCATTGGTGAATTCAATAATTACTATAATACCTAGTATCATTCAGGCTGGTGTTAATATCATTATGAGTTTAATGCAAGGTATTGTTGGAGCTACTCCTCAGCTTACTTCAGCATTTGGTCAAGCAGTCCAATCACTTATTGGCATGTTAGCTCAAAGCGGACCGCTTTTAATAATGCAAGGAATATCCATGATTGCGGGGCTAATTGATGGAATTTCTCAGCAAATACCTGCTTTGATTCCACTTCTGACAAATGCGCTTTTAGAAATGGCTCAATCACTTGTCAGCGTACTACCATACTTAGTTGGTGTAGGTCTTAAATTAATCCTAGCAATCGTACAAGGCATAAGCGCTGCATTGCCTCAATTAATCGCAAACTTTCAAGCTATGATTCCTCAATTGATTACAATTTTGACGATTAATATTCCCCAACTTATTGATATTGCTGTTCAAATCGTTTTAGCTCTAATAAATGGATTTGTAACCGCACTTCCTCAATTAATGCAAATGTTCACAACGTTATTACCTCAAATCATTCAGGTTATAATGACAACATTACCTCTCTTGGTCCAAGCAGCACTTCAAATAATTATGGCGTTGGTTGAGGGAATTACAACAGCTTTACCAATGCTGATTGATTCATTTACAGCATTAATGCCACAGCTCGTTACTATTATCATTGTTAATTTGCCTACTATTATTCAAGCTGCAATTAAAATAATTCTTGCGATTGTTGATGGGATTGCACAAGCATTGCCAGCGTTAACTCCAGCAATTGTTCAGGTTATATTGATGATTGTTAAGACGATTATTAATAATTTACCATCAATTATTATTGCTGCTATTCAGATTTTAGTAGCAGTTGCTAGTGGGATACTTCAAGCTATACCAAAAGCAACAGGGGCAATAAATAATATGATAAATGCTTTGCTTAGATATATTGCTTCATCTATAGGCGATTTCCTCAGCAAGGGTGGGCAAATCATTGGAAGTTTTGTAAATGGGATTATTAATGGAAAAAATCCAGTTGATGTTTTTAAGAATTTTATAAAAGATATCGCTGGGTTATTTGGACTAGATACACTTTATAAACAAGGTTCCGCAATCATTAGCGGTTTTTTTAATGGTATGAAAGACAAATTCGAAGATGTTAAGAGCTGGGTAGGGGGCATTGGAGATTGGATTGCGAAACATAAAGGGCCACTTCCATACGATAGAAGATTGTTGATTCCTCATGGTGGTGCAATCATGGAAGGGTTGGACGAAGGACTTCAAGACAAGTTCAAAAAAGTTCAAGCTAATGTTTCATCTATGGCAGACAAACTAAAAAATAGTTTTAGTAACGGACTTCCAAATCTAAATGAAGCTTTGAGTTCTAAAATTAGTTTAACTTCTGGGGAACAATCGGCAGTAAGTCAGCTTAACTCAATTCATTCAAATATTCAAAGACAGCTTGATAGTCAATTAGAATCTAATGACGTGGTATCTCAAGCTTTATCAGCTATTAAATCACTTAGTGAACATGAAACTGTCATAGTTGTAAATGATAGAGAGCTAGCTAGAGTTATGGCAAAAGCTAACCAAGAGGCTCAGAACAATTTGAATAAAACACTAAATTTATTGAGAGGGAGAACAACATAATGATATTTACAGTTAAGTATGGCGGAAACTTTCTCACAGACCACATGAGAATTCTTGATGTACGTAGAAACTTAGGAGCGGGCATAGTTAGTACCACTGAGGAAAATATTTTTGCTGGTGATGATTTTATTCGTTCAAGAAGAGATAAAGCGACTATTGAAATCGATTTTATAACATTTGATAACCTAACCACCGCTCGTAGGTTGCTTGCAAAACTAACAAGTAGCTCTATTCCTACAGAGTTGATTTTTTCTGATGAGCCAAATTTATATTATCAAGCGATACGTCAAGGAGAGGTTTCTCTATTAGAAAGTAAATCTGGTTCACTTGCTACTGGTACTATTACTTTTCTTGTCCCTTCTGGAGAAGCTGTGTCGGTTGATACAAAAAAATTGAACGAAGCTAATTCAGGAGGCGAGCTTGGAACAATTACTCATAACGCTGATGGTTCTACCAAAGTTATAATCAATAACAAAGGTTCACTTGAAACTTTTCCAAAAATAAAAATTACCAATGTTCATGAAAATGGGTATCTTGGGCTTGTTAATGAGGATGGTATTTTAGAGCTTGGGAAAAGAGATGAAGTAGATGGAGAAACCGTTCCTGAAAGTGAGGTATTATATACAACTGATTCTGATTTGCAATTTAGTGATTTTGTAGATGCGAGTGGTAAAGTTAACCCCCAAATTGCATCAGTTGGTGGAACTTGTGATACGACAGGGGAAATTGGTTATTTAAAAGATGGATTAAGACTTATAACCCAAAGCACAGCTACTGGGAGTACTCATAGAGGAGGAATGCTGTCTCTTGACATTCCCCCAGATTCAAATGGAGAAAAAGGTTCTGTTAATTTTTATGCATGGTTTAATATTTTTGTTCACGCTTTACAAAATGGTCAGACAGGATTGCTCCAAATTATGTTCACGGACTCAAATGATAAATTCGTAGCTGGTTACGGAATTGTCAAATCTGATAAGACAGGTAACACAGGGGCAGCGAAATTTTGGGTTGGCGGAGACCATCCTAAAGAGTATAAATCAATTACCTTTACAACGAATGATGGAGAGCAGACTAAAGACCCCAATAACAACACCATGTTCAACAGTAAAAAAGGGTCAGCTGATTTTGTCAAACAAGGTGCAAGTTTAGGCTTTTACTGGAAAGGAAGCCGACAAACGATTAATGTTCCTGAATTAGAAAATGTGCCAATTGATAGGGTTTATATTTTTATTGGTAATTTCACAAATTCAAATAAATTTCTGGGGGAATTATCGCTTCGTAGATTCTGGTGTCGGAAAGATAAAGTTGATGCATGGCGTAATTTGCCCAATCGTTATCAAGCAGGTTCGGTAATAGAATTAGACATGGAAAATGGAAAATTCATCAAAGATGGAATTGCGATTAATGATGAATTGGTCAAGGGTACAGAGCCCTTCCCATTCTCTTCAGGAGAAACTGAACTTGACATTTATCAATCTTCGTGGAACACTACACCACCTCAAGTAGAAATTGAATGGAAGGAGCGGTACTTATAATGCAGATTACAATTCACGACAACCAAATGAATCGAGTGGGCTTCTTAAGCAACCAAGTGCCAGGGCTACCTTCTTTTTTTAATGATAATTGGCACCGCTATTTGGCGGAAGGGGCAGCTACCTTTGATTTCTCTGTCAATAAGTTTAAGAATGGAGCTTTGCAGGATTATTGTCAATTTCTAAATGACCAAGCTTACATCAGCTTTACGTATGAGGGAGAAGATTTTCTATTCAGCGTCTTAACTTCTGAAGAAACAGATGATGTCATTACCTTGAATACTGCGACTTTGAATCTTGAACTTAGAAATGAACAAGCAAATCCTTTAGTCAATAGCTCCAGTCACAACATTAAATGGTATTTTGACCAAATGCAGCTCATTTCTAATGCGCAAATTACGATTGGGATTAATGAAGTCTCTAATCTTACTCGTACAATTAGTTATGATGGGCAAGAAAGCAAGCTTGCTAGACTTTTGTCAGTGATTGGAAATTTCGATGCAGAGTTTGAGTTTGTGACAGATTTAAATGATGATGGCACGCTTAAAGGCATTAGTCTTAACATCTATAAGGCAAATGATGGTGCAAGTGTCCAAGGGGTGGGAACATGGCGAAATGATGTCACTTTATATTTTGGAAAGAATATTTCAGGTGTTCGCAGAACAATTGACAGAACTCAAATCTTTAATGCCACAACTGTTACAGGAGCTGAAGGGCTTAATTGGAATAGTTTTGAATGGTCTGTTAAAAATGCGGATGGAGTAGAGGAGTTTTATAAACGTAAAGGCTCTAATACTGCTTTTGCTCCATTATCGGCAGAACTCTACCCTTCCCAAATCAAATCAAGCACTGGTGATTTTTGGATTAGAAAAGATTTTAAGACAGAGTATAAAAGTGCTAATGAAATGTGGGGGTATGCCCTTAGCCAGTTTAAAAAATATGCTTATGCATTAGTCACTTATGAAGTGAGTGCTAAAAGTAAGTTGGTGAGTCAAGCTATAGGAGACGGGCAAGCCCTATCTATTGGTGATACTGTACGAATCCAAGATAAAAATTTTAATGCTCAAACAGGTAGCTTGATTCTTCAAGCCCGTGTGTCTGAGCTTGAAATAAGTTTTTCTAACCCTTCTAATAATAAATTGACCTTTAGTAATTACGTTGAATTAGAGAGTGGAATCTCAGATGATTTAGAAGCTCGATTAGCTCAGCTAATTAAAGATAATACCCCTTATCGAGCAGAACTGACTACCACTAATGGCGTTCAATTTAAAAACGGTACTGGAACGACTACATTGGGCGCTCACATCTATTTTGGTTCGGATACGACTGAAACAATCGCAGACAGCTACGAATGGTCGAAAGATGGAACAGTAGTTGCGAATGCTCAGACAATCACAGTTGATGCCAGCGGAGTAACTGATAAGGCTGTTT